ACCGACGCCAGCGCGCCGGCCTGGGCGATGCGTCCGACCGGATAGGAATTGAAGCAATCTTTCACCCGCGACAGCGCCTCGATCAGCGAGGCGGAGCCGAGCGCGTAGCCGACGCGCAGGCCGGCCAGCGCGCGGGATTTCGAGAAGGTTCGGATCACCAGCAGATTGGGATGATCGGCGATCAGCGGGATGGCGGTTTCGCCGCCGAAATCGACATAGGCCTCATCGACAATAACAGGAATGTCGGCGTGTTCGTCGAGAAGCTTTTTGACTTCGGCGAGGGGCAGGCCGACGCCTGTAGGCGCATTGGGATTGGCGAAGACGATCGCGCCGGCGTCGCGGCGATAATCTTCGACGCGCAGGCGCATATTGGCGTCGAGCGGCACTTTCTGCGCGTTGACGTCATAGAACTTCGCCCAGACGGGATAAAAACTATAGGTCACGTCGGGATAGAGCAGCGGCTTGTCGTGCTTGAGCAGCGCCGCAAAGGTGTGGGCCAAAACTTCGTCCGACCCGTTGCCGACGAAAACATTTTCGACAGCGAGGCCGTGATAGGCGGCGAGGCCGGCGCGCAAGGCTTTGGCGTCGGGATCCGGGTAGAGCCTTAGATTGCCGTCTGTCGCGGCGCGCATGGCCTCTATGGCGTGCGGAGAGGGCGGCAGCGGGCTTTCATTGGTGTTGAGCTTGACCAGCCCTTCGATGCGCGGCTGTTCGCCGGGCGTATACGGGCTCAATCCCTGCGCGAGCGCGCTCCAGAACTGCATTGTTCAGGCTCCCTGCCCAAAGCTCATTGTCTTGCGCGCTCCACGCCAAACCTGCGCCGCGCGCCTTCATTTATGAAAATTGCCAGCAAAAAGCCAGCCTCGTTTGCAGGAGGGCTTCAGCATCTTGGACAGGAGTCATTGGTGACAGACTTGAACTTCTTCATTCCCTTGAGCAAGGCCGACGCGGCGCAGCGTCTTGTCTATGGCTACGCGACGGCAGAACGCCCGGACCGGGCTGGCGAAATCTGCGATTACGCCAGCACCAAGCCGCTCTACGAGCAATGGTCGGCCGATTGCGCCAAGGCCTCGGGCGGCAAGAGCCTTGGCAATGTGCGAGCGATGCACGGCAAGGTCGCCGCCGGAAAGATCGCCGCCATCGACTTCAATGACTACGAAAAGCGGATCGAAATCGCCGCCCATATTGTCGACGACGCCGAATGGCGCAAGATCGAGGAGGGGGTCTATACCGGCTTCAGCCAGGGCGGCGCCTATGTCAAACGCTGGCCCGACGCCGACCATCCCGAGCTGACGCGCTACACCGCCCAGCCCAGCGAGATCTCGCTGGTCGATCTGCCCTGCCTACCCGAAGCTTCCTTCGAATTGCTGCGCGCTGACGGCGCGCGCGAAATGCGGAAATTCGTTACGGGGGATGTTTCCGAGCCGACGCCAAGTGCAAGCGCATCGTCGGTTTCGTCGGATTTGGCCGAATGGCTGCTGGACCCGGCGACCGCCGACGCGGAGCCCGTCGAGATCCTTGGTCGCCTCTTCGCTGAAATCGGGCAAGGCCTGGGCGGGGATGACGCAGCGGCGCTGGCGGAGGCTCTGGCGCAGATCAGGGCGACCTGTCTTGCGGCTTTGCCCGAGCCGGCGCCAACCGAGAAAAAGGCCAAGCCGGAGGAGCCTCAGTTCGAAAAGCTTTTCGCCGCGCGTGAGGCGGAAGTCCTCGCCAAATTGGCGCCGCAATTCGCCGATCTGGAGCAGCGGCTGAAGGCGCTGGAGCGTGCGCCGGCGCCGCCGCCGCTGATGGCCGGTTATGCGCCCGTTTCAAAATCGGCGACGCCGAACGTCGATGATCTCGCCGCCGAACTTGCGCGGCTGTCGCCGAGCGAAGCGTCGCTCTTGCTCATCAGGGCGGCGCAGACGCAGCCGAGACGGTTCGGCTGATCCGTCTCGTTCCTACCTTTCCATTTCCACCAGAGAAAGCACCAAGATGACGGCACAACAGACTGCGCTCGAATTGAATCAGGCGATCCGCAAGGCGCAGACCACGCCGCTTTTCGATCCGCGCTTCGCCAGCCTCGAAAAGTCGACTTTTTCCCAGAGCGCCTCGGCGACTTCGGGCCTGACCTATTACGATCTGGAAACCGGCGCGAAATTGCTGTTTCCGGTTCTGACGCCGCTGCGCAATTCGATCCCGCGCGTTTCCGGCAGGGGCGGCGTACAGGCTGCCTGGCGCGCCATCACCGCGATCAATTCCAACGGTCTGCGCGTCGGCGTTTCCGGCGGCAACCGTGGCGGCGTTGCGGCGATGCAGACCAAGGATTACATCGCCACCTACAAGGGCGTCGGCATTGAAACCAGCGTCGATTTCGAAGCGCAATATGCCGGCCAGAATTTCGACGACATCCGCGCCCTGGCCGCGCAGACCGGTCTCGAAGCGCTGATGATCGGCGAGGAGGCGCTGCTGCTGGGCGGCAACACCTCCATGCCGCTCGGCGTCACGCCGACGCCGACCCTCGCGGCGATCTCTTCCGGCGGCGCTTTGGCCAGCGGTTCGCTTTCGGTGGTCTGCGTCGCGCTTTCGCTCGATGGCTTGATGAACGCCTCGGTTATTTCGGGCGTGCAGAGCCAGATCAATCGCACCAACGCCGATGGTTCGAGCGACGTGTTCGGCGGGGGCGCCGCGCAGAAATCCGCCAATGCGACTGTTGCCGTGACCGGCCCGAATGGCAGCATCACGGCCTCGGTCGCGGCAACGCGCGGCGCCTTCGGCTATGCCTGGTATTGGGGCGCAGTCGGCTCGGAGGTTTTGGGCGCGATCACCACGATCAATTCGACGGTGATCGCCGCCGCCGCCGCCGGAACGCAAACGGCCGCCTCGCTGCCCAGCGCTGACTGGTCGGCCAATGGACTGGTGTTCGACGGCCTGTTGACGCAGGCCCTGCAGCCTTCGTCGGGCGCTCTCGTGACCACCATGCCGACCGGCGTCGCGGGCGCTGGCACGCCCTTGACCGCCGATGGCGCCGGCGGCGTCGTCGAGATCGAGAATGTGCTCAAGGCCAATTGGGATCTTTATCGGCTGTCGCCGGACGAGATCTGGGTTTCGTCGCAGGAGGCCAATAATATTTCCAAGAAAATTTTGGCCGGCGGCGCCTCGTCGGCGCAGCGCTTCATCTTCAATACCGAGCAGGACGCCATTGGCGGCGGCGTGATGGTCACTTCCTACAAGAACAAATACTCCATGGCCGGCGCCAAGACCCTCGACATCAAGATTCATCCCAACATGCCGGCCGGAACGATGCTGTTCCTGACGCGCAAACTGCCTTACCCGCTCGCCAATGTCGGCAATGTGATCCAGGTCCGCACGCGGCAGGACTACTATCAGATCGAATGGCCGCTGCGTTCGCGCCGCTACGAATATGGCGTCTATGCCGACCAGGTGCTGCAGCATTATTTCCCGCCGTCAATGTCGGTCATCACCAATATCGCCAACGGCTGATTTTCCTGCCGGCGCTCGTTGCTCGGGCGCCGGCGGTCACTTCAAAGACATTTGCGAAAGCAGGATAGAGCCATGAAATTCCAGGCGCCTGTCGGCACGACGCGCATCTCCTGCGCCGGGATGGAAATCGAAATCGGACCCAATGGCGGCTTCGAAGCGCCGGAAGCGCAGCGAGATGCGCTGCTCGCCCATGGCTGCCGGGCTTTTGCGCCGTCGACGCTTCAGAGCGAGGCGTTCGCGAAAGCTGACGCGGTCTCGGCGCCAAAAAGCCGCCCGGCGCGCCTGCGGCCAAGCCGCAGCCATATTGAAAAAGGACTTTAAGAATGGCGCAAGGCGACCTTGTTTCCCTGTCCCAGCTCAAAGTTCATTTGGGGGTGCAGTCGAGCGCGGATGATGACCTTCTCGCTGGACTAATCAGCCAGATCAGCCGGGCGATCTGCACCTATCTCAATCGGCCCTTCATCTGGCCGCGCGATGTTGTCGACACTTTCGATGGCAATGACCGCACGCGAATTCAGTTGCGCCATTGGCCGGTTGTTTCGGTTGCTTTGGTGACAATCAACGATCAACCTTTCGCGGCGGCTGCGGCCGGTAGCGGAACGGGATGGATGCTCGAACCGGGGGATGATGAACCGCCGGGCGCGATGCAGATGCTGAGGCTATCGGGAGCTCATTTCCCGAGAGGGCTTCAGAACGTCCGCATCGCCTATCGCGCTGGTTATCAAATCAGCAATGAAGCGCAGGCGATTCCGCTTGCGGCGCCTTATGTCGTCGCCGCGCTGCAACCGTACGGCGGCTATGTCAGCGATTGCGGCGTCGCTTTCGCCAATGGCCAGAAAATGACCGCTGTCGCGGCCAATCCGGCGCAAGGGCAATATTCGCTCGATGGGTTCGGCGGATATGTTTTTTCGCAGGCGGATTCAGGCCAGAGCATTCTGCTGTCCTATGGCTACGTCCCGCTGGATCTTGCCAATTGCGCGCTGGAATGGGCGGCCGACCGCTATCGTTACCGCGAGCGGATTGGGATGGCGTCGAAAAGTCTCGGCGGACAGGAAACCGCCGTGTACCGGATCGCGGCCATGCCGGAGTTTGTCGCGATGGCCTTGCGCGGTTTCATTCGCATGATTGCGAATTGAATCATGCTGCAATTAAGTCTCGACGGTCAGAATGATCTCATCGATCGCTTTTCCGCATTGCCTGGGCAGCTTCGCGCCGCGCTGGCCGGGAAGGCCGATGCGCTGGCGCAAAGTCTTTACTCGGCCGTGGTCGACGACAAGCTTTCCGGCGGCGTTTTGAACAATTTGAGCGGCGCGTTGCGCAATTCCATCCGCTCGCAGGTCATCCAGCAAGGCGATCAGGTCAGCGCGAGCATTTTTTCCGATGGAAGCGCGCCCTATGCGGCAATCCACGAATATGGTGGCAAGACAGCCGCGCATGACATCCTGCCGGATAAAGCCCGGGCGCTCGCCTTGCTGATCGGCGGGAAAATGGCGTTTGCCCGCCTTGTACATCATCCGGGTTCGGAGATTCCTGAACGTTCCTACCTGCGGTCG